ATGAAAAGAACTACTAAAATGTTATTGATTATGTTGTTTTCAACTGTAATGTTTGCAGTTTCAGCACAAAACTATGCTTTAAAGTTTGACGGCACCAACGATAAGGTGGGTATCCTGGACAGCCCCGAGCTCAACCCAACAAGCGGCATGACAATTGAAGCCTGGATCAACGCCTACGAATGGAACTCCAACATTTGGGGTGGCGTAATTGTTGGCAAACAAGGCACAAATCCTGATAAAGGCTATTGCTTTACGGCCGGTGAAAATGGCCGCGTGGAATTTACCGTATCAATTAATGAAGGCTGGAAAGCCGTTTCGACCCCTGCCCTGCTGGGCACAAATGCCTGGTATCATATTGCGGGCGTTTATACCGGCACCCAGGTAATGCTCTACATCAACGGACAACTTATCCAAACGGAAGATGCCATCGGCGAACTCACCCACGGAACAGGAGTGGTGATGAATTTGGGAGATAACCCTACCTGGCCCGGTCGATTCTGGAATGGTCGCCTGGATGAAATAAGGATATGGGAAGTTGCCAGAACAGAAGCTGAAATTCAAGCAAATATGAGCGTTGAGTTAAGCGGAACAGAATCAGGTCTTGTGGCTTATTATCCCATGAACGAAGGAAGTGGCAATGTTTTAGGTGATGCCTCAGGAAATGAAAACGACGGACAGCTGGTCAATATGGACGACACTTCATGGGTAGAAGGTTTTCAACCTGTTACAGCTGATTTGGGGGTTATTGGCATAGCCTCCCCCTCTGTTATCGGCAGCGGCTTTAGCACAGAAGAAAAAATCAGGATAGAAGTAAAGAATTTTGCAACCTAAGGGGCACAAAACAAAATGTAACAAACAATAATATATTTTTGCCGATTATTTAATTAGGTAACAGTTACTTAGCTATTTTTGCCGATTGTAGCATTTAAAACAAACTGTATTAATGCCTGCTATCTGATTACTACATTTAAACTCCTCCTGGGGCTTTTTTTATGCCTGCGTACCATTACCATTTAATATTTACCTAAACGCCGTGTATGTAAGCTTACAGCTTTATTGCAATGCTGTTTTTATGGCTTAAACAAACACCTGGCATATGAAGGGCAAAAATACCTAAAAAACATAATGGGGGGACATATGGGGCGACAAATGGGGCGACACGAACCGCATAAAATAACCTTGATGAGATAGGGTATAAGTGTAAATAAAATTTCAAAACAAGCTAAAAACAGCTTAAAACAGGTATATAATACCACTAAAAAAACTGTAATTAAATCCAAAATACAGATGTAAGCATAAGAAATACAGCCATATACGCTGTTATTATGCTAAAAATTAAGCTTTTTACGTGTGTGTGCCGGGGATATATGCTTACATTTCTATTTTATTCGCCTTTATAACAGCGTGTAAGCTTCTGATTGTTTCCTCTTTTGCTTCCAGAAGGCGCTCCCTTAAATTACATTGTTGGCATGGTCCAGGTGGTTGCCTTGTTTCGTAAGAAGCAGCCGGATCATTTATTAAAATGGAGCTGTCGCTTTTATATTTCTCAAACATTGAACCTTCACCACTTATCAGCCATTTTAGACTAACTTCTGGGAATTTATAGAACATCTTCTCAATAATACTACATCCAACATCACCCTTTTTATTAGCCATTTTGCCGAAATAGCCGTTTCCAATGCCTAATTCTCGCTCTAACGATGACTTTTTAAGCTCGTAATAATCAATAACTTGTAGAATACGGTCTATCGTCATTTAAAATAAATTAGAAAAAGTTCTAAAAAAACTTGCTTTTTATAGAATGTATTCTATATCTTTGCCAAAAGTATACGACAAAAATACGTTTAAACAATGGCAAAAGTCAAGAAAAAAGTAAAATACCCTGAAAACGTGGAAGTTAAAAAGGCCTTGCGCTATGGCGACATTAGGATACTGGCTAACAGGTCGCTGCGGTACACTTATCGCACTATACATGACATACTTCAGGGTCGGCGTGCAATGCCTGATAGCCTGGCGCAAGATATTGTTGCCTTAATTAAGGAGCGTAAACATATCGCTAAAGAATTACGCGAGGTGACAGCAGCTGAAAAATAGCCTTACCAAATTTAACATGGAATATTATAACAACATACTTTGCATTTCTACACCCGAGTTGACTAACCCGGAAGATGAAATTATAAGCTATAAAGCTTTGAGAAGGTATGTTGATCGCAATCCTAACGTGCGGGTGCGCAGGGGATCTCCTGCTGGTCCTGCGCTTTTGAGTTGGAATAGTTTGCGGGATGATCTGAAGCAGGCTTATGTGGCTCGCTATGGCGATCCGGCTAAGCAGGTGAGGCATAATGCCCTGGAGGAAATGATTGTGCCTGATGCCAAAGCTGCTCAATATTATAGCAGCTATCAGCTTGAGGATGGCCGCAACCTTCCTTTTGATGTGCAACAAGAATATACGATAAACGCCTGCGTGCTCAATGCAGTGAATAAATTGGTTAATAATAGGAAGGCGAAAAGCCGCGCACTGGGTAATAGAGCAAAGCAGGTGTGGGAGCTGGTGAGCAGTGCAGTGAATGATTTGCAGGATCCGTGGAAGCACAGCTTGCCAGCTAACCCAGTGCGTTTAAAGGATAAGCTAAAGCATTACCTCGAAGGTAGTTATCCGGTGCTTATCCATCGCGGATATGGTAATGGCAACAGCCGCAAGGTGAATGATCGCATTGAGCGCCTGATTATGTCGATCTACAGCATGCAGAATTTACCCTTTATGGATTGGGTGCACGATTATTATTTGCGCTTCCTGGGTGGCGAGTTGCAGATTGTTGATGGCGAAACAGGCGAACTGTATAATCGTGAGGACTTTTACGACGACAAAAAGCAAACCTACATCACGATCAGCAAGGCTACTGTATATAATGTGCTTAAAAATCCGGCCAACGATGTGATTATTGACCGTATGCGCAGCAGCAGGATAGATCACGACACTAAGGCAACACCTTATAACAGAAGGCATGCTCCTGTATATAGCTTAAGCAAGATTTCGGCTGATGACCGCACCCTGCCCCGCAAAACTTTGGACGGCAAATGGGTGAATGCTTATTATGCGTTTGATGTGGCCAGTGGTGTGGTGCTGAGCGCCGTATATGATGATCGCAACCCTGACACCGAAATGGTATGGGAATGCTTCAGGGAATTGTACCGCAATGTGGAGCAAAACAATTTGATGTGGCCTATTGAGCTGGAAGTTGAGAACCACCTGATGAAACCACTGGAAGAACAGCTGAGGCAGATGTTTAGCTTCGTTACCTATACCAACCCAGGCACTTCAAAGAGCAAAAGGGCTGAGCATTATATCCATGCAAAAAAATACCAGGATGAGCGCCGCCACCAGATTGGGATTGGACGCTGGTATAGCAAGAGCAAGCATTATGGGATAAAAACAAGCACCAAGGATCCTGACTACAAAGAGCCACGCCTGCCACGCGAACAAATTATTGCTGAGGATATGGAATCGGTAATGCGCTTTAATAACGAGCTGCACCCGAATCAGAAATTTCATCCTGGAATGACACGCTGGCAAGTGCTTGTTGAAAAAATGAACCCCGATGCCGGAAGGCCTGAAAAATATAAACTCTTCCGCTTTATGGGAATGCAAACTGATACCAGCATCCGGAATAATGACGCTGTACAGGTGCAATATCAGGCTTATGGCATCGAGAAGTTTGAAGTGCTGCGCCTGTTGAAGCCTAATAACTATAAGGTAACGGCCTGTTATGTGCCTGCAGGCGACGGTTCAATTAATGAGGTATATCTGTATCAGGGCGAAAGATTTATCAGCCGCGCTACTTTGATCGAACGCTACAACGAAGCTAAAGCCGAACGCACCGAACGCGACGAGCAGATCCGCACCCAACAGGCAAAGCGCAAAGCGAACTTTTACAAGCTCGAAAAAGAGGGTGTGGCCTCCAAAATTGCCCGCAAGATCATTATTGAAGAGCAGGAAAATTACAAGCATGAGCAGCCAGTGAAGCTTGTGGATATGCCACAGCAGCAGGAAGAAAGCCTTGACGAACTGATGAAGATATACAGCGGAAAGCATTACCAGGAGAAAAGCATCAACGATTTGTAAACAGCATTGCAACACCATTAAAACACCATAAATATGATTACACACGAATTAAAAGAGAGAGTTATCAAAGCGATGATCGAGAGGCGCGAGAGCTTCGCAGGATCAGACGCTAAATTTGCAACGGCATTAGGCATCAGCCCTACTGCTTACAACCGCATCAAAAACGGCAACACCGATCAGGTGCTTTCAGATCAGAACTGGATAAGCCTTGCCCGGAAGCTCGACACACCCCTGCGCGAACAACGCGAGTGGAAAGCTGCCGTAACGCCTACATTTGAATTTATAAGTGCGCAACTGGCCTTTTGCCAGCAAAATGGCGCAAGCCGCATCCTGTGCGATGTGCCTGATATTGGCAAAACCTTTACTGCTAAGGTGTATTGCCGTGCGAACAAAAACGCCGTTTACATTGATTGTTCGCAGGTGAAAAGCAAGCAACGCCTTGTGAGGCAAATTGCACAGGAGTTTGGTGTGAATCATCGGGGCCGCTATGCCGAGGTTTACGCAGATTTGGTGTTTTATCTGCGTAGCCTCGAGGCTCCCTTGATCGTTCTGGACGAAGCAGGCGATTTGGAATATCAAGCATTTTTGGAACTGAAAGCACTTTGGAATGCCACCGAAAAAATGACCGGTTGGTACATGATGGGTGCTGATGGCCTGAAGGCTAAAATGAAACGCTCGATTGCTAACGACAAAGTTGGTTATGCAGAGCTGTTTAGCCGCTTTGGTGCCCGGTATCAGAAAGCCAGCCCCGACACTGCCAACGAACTGAAACAGTTTAAAACAGTACATGCAGCAATTATTTTGCAGGCCAACGCACCCGGCCAAACCGGCATCGAAAAAATGATCAGGCAAAGCGACTACAGCCTGCGACGTATCTATGACGAAATCAATAAAGTGAGTTAATATGGCACAACGGGCAGTATCGGTTAGTCAGCTGTATAAAGCAAGATTTAAAGGATTAGACTTTGACGGATCCTGGCATGCCAGCTTTGGCCGCCCCGAACTTACGGGCAGCTGGCTGGTGTGGGGCAACTCCGGCAATGGCAAAACCCGATTTGCTTTGCAGCTGGCTAAATACCTGTGCCAGTTTGGTCGTGTAGCTTACAACAGCTTGGAAGAAGGCAATAGCATGAGCCTTCAGCAAGCTGTTATGGATATTGATTTTAGCTCGGTATCGCGGCGGATGATCTTCCTGGACAAAGAGCCAGTGCAGGATTTGATCGAACGCCTGAAGAAGCGCAAAAGCCCTGACGTAATTATCATTGACAGTGTGCAATACACCGGTTTGAAATATGCCGACTATGTTGATTTGATGAGCATGTTCAGGCGCAAATTATTCATCCTTATTTCGCATGCAGACGGCAAGCTCCCGGAGGGGAGAGTTGCAAAATCAATCAGATACGATGCTAATGTGAAAGTATGGATAGAAGGCTATATGGCATTCCCCATGAGCCGCTACGGAGGCGGAATGCCCTACACGATTTGGCAGGAAGGAGCGGCACAGTTCTTTAATCCTAATACAGAAACAGATGAAAGCGACAATTAAACAGCAGCGACAGCTCAAAAATGCAACAATCAAAGAGCAGGTGCTTCATCTGCTCAATTATAGCGAAAGCCAGTATAATGCACTGCTATTTGAAACGGCATGTGCCTACATTGAGGAGCTTACCATTGCCCCCGAAATAGCAGCTGAGTTCCTGAGCGAACAGCTATTTTGGAACTGGTGGAAGCAACAATGGGCAATGGTTGATGAGGTGTTCCTGATCCAAAGCCATAATTCCCCGCTTGCATTGGCTACAATGCGCAACTGGTACGAACGTATGCACCGCGATATTGATGCCTTTCCTGATCCGGTGGTGTATGATCGCATCCAGGATAATTACATGAAAATGGTGAAGGGCGTAATTAAAAAACACACCAGCGATGTATAACAGACCAGTTGAATTAGAGCGCTCGGTGATGGAATTGCGCGACAAACTTGAAGCTTTGCAACGCAATAACACCCTGAGCATTGAAGAAAAGACCAGGCAAATGAGCCTGTTGCAGCATAAAATAGAATGCCGCCAAACCCGCATTGATATAAAAGCAGGGCGCAAGCCTAACTTTTTGACCGATGTGCCTGGCGGAAGTATTAACACAATAATTGAATAGCTATGTATGTAGAACTTTATCAGCAAGTAAAAGAGATGCGCAAGCTACAGAAAGCGTATTTCATCAGCCGCAGCCCCGAAGTGCTAAGGCTCGCCAAACAGTATGAACGCCGGGTTGATATGATGATCGACCAGATGGATAATGCCAACCGGCAATTGTTTAACCTCACCCCCGAGCAGGATCCGGCAGAGGTGGCAGTCCAGCACAAGCGATGAACAACAAGGTAATGCGAGAGCGCGAGGTGCAGGTATATCACAACGATGATATGAAGCCTCTGAAAGTGATCAAGCAGCGGCGCAATGATCCCTGCTACTGCGGAAGCGGTAAAAAAGCAAAGCATTGCTGCGGCGAAAGAGAGTTGTTTTTGAAAAATAAAAATTGATACTATGAAAAAAGTAATTACACCTACAACTTTAGCATCGCTCAATTTGGGCGATCCTATGATGAAATTAAGCCGGACAAAACTAAGCTTTAATCAAGCTGCTGTTGAGCTGCTGGCGCTTAAAAAAGGAGCAAAATTCGTGCTTGAAGACGAAGGCAATGGCCTTATCTTTTACCGAGATACTGCCGCATCAGATGCCTTTGTAGTTGAAAACACATACAAATATGGTGGTGCATATGCAAATCACAGATATTTAATTGAGTACCTGTTCGATAGAAGCGTGAAAGAAGTGAGTTATTTGATTGGCGAACTGAAAGACGGACGACGTGTGCTGATGCTAAAAAAAAAGCAAGTAAATAAACCTAAAAGTTGATTATTATGAAAATTTGGAAAGATGAAAATGGGGTGGCTATCCCCGCAAACCGGATAACGGCAAGCGAAAAGCTTAGAGAAAAAGCATCTGAAAAGCTGCTGGCAAAATCGGTGAAGCTGAGCGAGCAATTGCAGGCCTTTAAAGATGAATTTGCAGCGCTATCAGATGAAGTGTACAAAGCTGTTATGGCTGAAAATGGCGTGAACATAGGCGACCGAAAAGGCAATTTTACCTTTTACAATTTTGATCGGAGCATCAGAATTGAAACGGATGTGAACGAACGCATTGTGTTTGATGATGCTTTAATTGAAGTGGCGAAACAGCATTTTAACAGCTTTCTGACTAACGGAACCAACAGCGTGGATGCAATGATCCGCGAAATGATTAATGATGCCTTTAGCACATCGCGCGGGCGGCTGGATGCTAAAAAAGTGATGGGATTGCTGAAATATAAAGGACGTGTGCGCGAGGACAAATACCCCGAATTTCATAAGGCATTAAAGGCTATTGAAGATAGTATCAGAAGGCCAGAAAGCAAGGTGTATTATCGCGTTTCGAGGCGAAACAAGGCTGGTGAATATGAACCTATAAATCTTAATTTTTCGGCATTATGAACCCCTATGCAGCACCCGGATTGAACCAATATGAGGACGAAATAATGGAACATGTAATGGCCTATTTCGACACCGAAGCAGATATAATAACAGCCAAGTATCGCGGCCAAAAATACGTAATGCAACGCCGCACAGCTGCTGTGCTTATATCATTTGCAACAGGCGACCTCAGAAGAGCCGTCCGGGTGGTGCACAGGAATCGCACAATGATCTATCACTACCTTACCACAACGCGCGATATGCTGATGTATGGCCACGAGCGCGAGCGCATACACACGCTATGCAGGCGCATAGGGATAGATTATCATAAATTAGTTGATTACCTAAACTTTGAAGAATGGCGACAATGGCAGAATTAAGTCCTTTTGTTGTGTATCCGCTCATGATTGTTTCCGTGATGCTGATAACGATAATAATAGCAACAGAACATCTATTACAAATTAATCGCGAATTAAAACACTACAATCCCATGTTAAAAGCTACCAAAAGACAAATTAAAATGCTGCATGCCATACTTGCCCGCAGGGGTATGATGGACATGAAACAACAGCTGGTGAGCGATGCCAGCGATGGCCGCACAGACCACTCAACCGAATTGCGCTATGGCGAAATAACCAAGCTGCTTACACATTTGAACCAGGGCGTTGAAATGCGCCTATCGGCAGATAAGGAAGCCGGAAACAAAATGCGCCGTCGCATACTATCAATGTGCTACAGTGCTGGATGGACAAGGTTTAGCGTGAAAGACATGAAGCAAGCAGTTGATCTGGCAAGGCTCGACAATTGGTGCATAAAATACAGCTACCTGAACAAGCCCCTGAATGACTACAACTACAACGAGCTTCCAAAGCTTGTATCGCAATTTGAGAACTACCTAAAAAGCGAATTAAAATGAAAACCTACACCTTTACGGCAGCCTCGTTTGAGGGCGAGGTGATATTTGAATTTGACGACAACGGCGCGCTGGTGCGCTACGATGCCAGCAATGCCCGCATGAGTGCCGAGCAGCAAATGTTTCTGCTGCGCAAAATGCCAACCAACCTGGCCGATGTGAAGCGAACCATAAGCAGCTCGCCTACTGCCAAGCTAACCGAGATCGTGCAGGATATTACGTTTGATCAATTTTGGAATCGCTACGACGAGAAGATCCGAAGCAGCAAAAAACGAGCTGCAAAAGTGTGGGACCGGATGAGCAAAACAGATCGTTTAAAAGCCTTTCGCTTCATTACAAAGTACGAACAAACACTTTACCAGGGCACAGCAAAGAAGTATGCCGAAACCTATCTGAATGCTGAATTGTGGAATAATTAAACCTTAGAATAATGAAAGCAATTTTTGAAACTGATAGACCTCAAGAAATAAAACGATTAGCAAAAGTTGATAACATGGCCTCTTTTATTTGGGAGCTAAAACATAACGAGTGTATATACGCAACTCATTTAAGTTGCCGTATATGCGTGTGTTATGATTAGCAACTTTGAAAAGTAGATATACGAAACTAATAATGAAATACATGAATAAAGAAGACAGATTAAAAAAACTGATCGCAATTTACAATCCTGATTTTGATGCAGAGATGATCAGATTTATCAGAGAAGACAATGCCTCTTTGATTTTTCATGTGCATGGCACGCTCAAACAAGCTGGTGTTTTCAACTTATATCCGGCAAGCTCCATAAAATCGCTTGTTGATGGCCGCACCGTAAAATATTATATTGTTACAATAACTGAAGAAAACTTATGAAACTTACCCCTACATCCCTGATCGCGCTGGCAGCTTATATGCTGCACATGCAAATGAGTGCCTGGTGGCTGATAGTGCTGCTGGCCGTAATTGTTGAATTTGCCCCCGAAACACCCAAAAAGTAATGAATAAGAAACTATTTATATCGTGTTTAAATGCCATTGATATGCAGTATAAACACAATGATAAGATGGCCGCAGTGGCTAATCAGTTTTTTACGGATGCTTACCAGGCTAATCTATTATACGACACACACTGGATAATGAATGCCATGGTGGAATTGTTGCAAAATGTTATGCATGACGAATGCGAACATAGCTGGATCGAGTATTTTATACATGAATTGGACTTTGGCCGCAAGTTTAAAATTGGCATGGTGACAGATAATGGTTACTTTATCGACATGAGCGATGCCGGCAAGCTATATGATTTTTTAAGCAGAAACCCTAAACCCAAAAAACCATGATCTACCTAATCCTAAAAATATTTGCTTTGGCATTCGTTCAAAACATCAGCTTTAGCATTGTATCGCGCAGCCGTAACAGGGATAACAGGCAATATCACATTATTGCAGCCCTTTTTAGCAATAGCATCTGGTTCCTGACCTTCAGAGAGCTGATCCTGGGCGAAATGAACTGGATGCTGTTTATCCCTTACGTGATTGGCACGGTGGTAGGAAGCACATACGGAATGAGCATATCAATGCGCATCGAAAAGTGGCTGGGAGCTACGAGTGACGGACATTTGAAAGAGCCAATTAAAAAGTAAAAAGAGCCAAGTAAAAAGTGAAACCTATGAAAACAGAAAATGAATTAATTGTAACGCTCAAACCTGATGAGTTTGACGAAATTGCAAGCGGCAGATCAGGTGCTTATTTTATGCGCAAAAACACCACATATTGGTATAACCGCTTTATGGATAAGGCCGGAAATATCAAGCATAAACACATCACCTTGAAGCGTGGAAGCGGCAAAAACGCTAAAACAATGCCTTGCCAGATCAGCTATATTCGTATTATGGCAATATGGGTAGATTGGGCAGTTGACGGAGTAGAGGAGTATATATTCATAAATATCGTTTAAGCCCATGAAGGATAAACACATCACCGAAGCAGGCAGGGCCATAAGGCAATTTGTTGATGCGCTGCGGCCAAAGAAGCAAAAAAACGATGAAAATGAAATTGTGATCAGGCGGCGATTGGCAACAAAAAATGAAGGAAACCACTTAACCCATCGAAAAAATGGAACAACCCGCACTTTATCAAACGAATAAAAGTAAGTTCAACGCTGATATGATGCTTTTAATCATCAACAAAAAGATCAAAGTTGAGCTATCAAAAGATGAAATATTAGCCTTTAAGCACTGCATTGAGGCCTGGATTGGCACACTAAACTTTATGAGTGCTGACCTGGAGCAAAAAGCAGCCGCCCAGATAGCCTGGAACCTGCACCAAAAGGCGCAGCAAAAGCTTGTGAAGCTAACCGAACGGCAGCATATAAGCTTTGATTATATGCAAGCCTATGTGGCGCAAACAATCATCAACGATCTGATGCTATACGACATCCTTGATCATTACCACAACAATGTGCTTACCCGTATTAATTATCAATTGCATAAACAATCCTAAACCAACCACCCGCTATGGCTTATAATAACAAAAACTTCCTGAAAAAAGTGCTCGAAATACAAGAGATTTATTTGCGTTATAGCAATCGCGGGCACACCGGCACATGGATCTACGACAATTTAATAGCTCCTAATTATCACATCAGCAGGCGCACCCTTAGCAATTATTTAGGCATGAATGCACGTAAGGAATTGCGCGAAGCAGCCAGCAAAAACGAGTTTGAAACAAGCCTGCACACTGCCCGTCAAAAGGCAGAAGATGCCACAAAAGATATATTTTAAAGAAATTGCCCTGGCAATCGTCGTTATTTGAAAAGCCCCCGCAATAATTAAATTTATCAGTTAAACACTTTAAACCCTTAAAAAATTGGGGGCTTTTTTTTAGTTTTACACATTAATTCATTAACACAACACGCTTATGAAAAAGTTATTTTACTTACTGCTAATCGTTGCAATTGCATCATGCAGTACAGATCCAATGCAAAAAACTTACAATGAAGATTCATTGCAAGCAGATTTTAAAGCAATTACAAAAGTTGACAGCACAGCAGTGCCATTAATTTTAGGCACAATTATGCGTTATGAAATGACCGATGAAAGTTATAATAACATGACTTACGGCGAAATACTGGCAAACGGCAAAGCTTATAAAGCAGAGCAGGAACGTCTCGAAGCTGAACGCGAAGCGGCAAAGCAAAGAGCAATTGCAGCTGAAGCTGAACGAGTGAAACGACTTACCGAAAGCGTACAAGTAAGCTGCGTTAAAAAAGGCTATCAGGAAAGCGATTATCAGGAATACCTTACCTATGTTTTTGCGATTGAAAACTTAACCGATGAGGAAGTAATCGGCCTAAAAGGCGAATTGGTGTTTAATGACATCTTTGATGAAGAAATTAAAGTAATTGGATTTAGTTATGATAAAGCTGTGCCAGCTGGTACAATAAAGCGATGGGAGGCTTCTACAGATTATAATATGTTTAGAGACAGCGATCAGAAACTAAAGGATAAACCCCTTGAAAAACTGAAGGTAATTTGGAAACCTGAAAAGATCATTTTTGCCGATGGAACAGTGATTGAATAAAAAAATTACTTGACAAATTATTCATATTTTGTATATTTGCCCCTGACTTGTAGTTTTTCTTCAGGGGTAAATCCTGAAACATTTAGTTAAAAATAGAGCAAAGCTGCTAAGGTGGCTCCTAAGGAAACAAAGGAGCTGGTTTCTCGCCCCGCGAAAAACTGCAAGTCACACCTAAGGCTGCTTTGCTTTTTTATTTACTTAAATTCTTTTAAAATGACTTGTAAAAAGAATGAAAGAGAGACTTTGAATCTCGTAGTAACCGAAGGTTTGACGGTTACAATCCTGCCAAGTTCAGACCACGAGTTTGTGATGCCAACCAAAGAAGTTGCAAGAGGTTATGGTGTGCATCCAACTACACTAAGGAGGCATTTTCAAAATCATGTTGATGAACTAACTGAAGGTAAGCACTATTTGAGCAACGTTCAAATTTTGCACGGTGCTTCAAAATCAGGTAGTACAAGAACAACAATGTGGACAAAGCGCGGCATTGTACGGCTTGGGTTTTTTATCAAGAGCCAGCGAGCACGCTTGTTCAGGGATTGGGCTGAAGATTTGATTATTAGTTTAGAGCTTTCGCAACGCAACCTGTTTAACGAGCCTGTTCCTCAATTAAAAAAACAAACCCGCCGCCACAACAGATTGCATCCTGCCAGATTAGTTAGTATTTTAGCGGATGTTGCACTAATCGACAATCAACTAATTCGCGAAAGACTAATCAATAAACTATTAATGAAAGGAAATCAATCATGAGTATTGGTGATGAAATGATTTTAGAGCTTCTGAATGAGGCAGAAGCTGAATTGTACAGTGAAAAACTGCATGAGTTATTTATCTCGTTTGTTGAAAACAACTCAATAACCAGTGGCGAGTACATGCGCGACACTATTATCGTGTACATGGGATTGCGCAAATTGCTGAAAGACCTAAAAGTAAACGAAAGCAGGCTGAAGCAATTAAAGCAGTTGTATAAACAAGCCGCCCACTAAACATTAAAACAAAAAGCCGGAAATTTGATCCGGTTTTTTTTGTGTTATCCTTCCACCCTGGTAGTAAAATCAAGCCAGGTAATCATAAAACCTTTGAAATGGTGATAGTGCCGCCAGCTTACAAACTTTAGCCGCTCGGTTAGTTGCTCGGGTGCTACATCCTGCACATAAAAATCGGAATCATCAAAATGCCCTGTAAAAAAGTCGCCATCGGCCACCAGCAGCATCTTATGCTTTATTTCGTTTCGCACCAGCAAAGCCAGCTGATCGTGTGCTTCGGTTTCGGGGAGTGGAATATAGCCATCGGCATCGCGCTTCACTTTGGTATATACATGCAGGCGTATGCGCAGGGGTGCACGGCTGGCATTTTTGCTTATATCCTCAAACACTACATCTTCAGGAAAATCGACAAAGCAACCCTGTTCGTGCAGTTGGATGTCATCGTAGCTGTTGAACCAATCCACATCATCAATGCCTGCCAGTTCCTGTATGCCCCGCCTGATGGCTTTGAACAGAGGGCTTAATCCTTCAAATTTTTTCATATCGCTTATTTTAAAATGTTATCCACTAATGTATCCAGTTTGCGCTCGATCATCTGATTAAGCGCCTCGCTTTCGCCTATCATGCGCCTTTCGGGCATCGTAAAGCCAGGAGGGCGGCCAGCCTTAAGGCCATCGTTGTGCACACCCGTATAAGGCAGATTGGAAGTGAAAGCCGTGAAGCCATCACCAGCCTGCCCCTGCCAGCTGCGTCGCATTGCACCGCCCCGCTTCTCGCCTATCAAGTTTGGTTTGCGGCCTTCCTTTTTGTTTTTCCACTTGCTTACGCTGCCAGGTGCTTTCTCGAAACCCTGCTTTTTGAAGTTGGAAGCAATAAACTTTAATCCTTCAATTTTGGCAATGCCAGGAACACGCTTAACCACCTGTGGCAGTTCGCGCTCGAGATGTGCCAGTTTGCGGTTAAATTGCTCATTCATTTTCGCTCAGGTATTGGTTTAAAAAAGCCTCGCCCTGGCTGCTCACACTGCTGCGATCGTCCTTGGCTGTATCTGTCTGATAGCCGTTAGCATCATCAAACAGCTTGCGATCCTTGCCGGGATTAAATTTAAAGCCAGCATCAGCACCAGCTTCAGTAACGGGTGTAACTGCTTCGTCGGTTTGCGTTACAATGCATCGGCAACCCCATCCATTTGGCGGATAGTTGCGATTCCAGAAGCTGTCATCAATCGGCCTTATGGTTCCGTTCATGCGGGCATGTGCCGGACGGCTAAACTCATCATCAACCGCATCATATCGCAGGTTAGGATACAGATCCGCTTCTTCTTTAAATCCTTCCCATTTAACGGCCATTTGTGCCGAAGCCTGTGCCTGTTTGAACTCCGTTTGCAGCCACTCTTTATTATACTTTTCGGTGATGGGTTTGGCCAGCTTTTTAAAGGTATTCCAATTAACCGGTTCGCCAGCTTCATCAACAAGCAGTTTCACCAGATCGGCTTGTTCGCGGTGGTTTTTGAAAGCTGTAAACACAGCTGCATTTTCGCGCAAGGCAGTGGCCAGCTCAGCATACTTATATTCAGGCGCAAAGCTGATGCTGGCAGTTGTAAGCGATTTGAGCAAGCTTGTAAAGTTAAGCTTCCAAATATCGTAATCAATGCCCAGCGCACGGCCTTCAAAAAATCGCAAAAGCCAGTTGTTGAGCACCTGATCGGTTCGGGCTGCTTCAATATCGAGTTTTAGCCCTTCACCAGGGAAGTTTTTTTTTTTAGCAATCAGGTAGTTCACCGGTTCGCTGCTGCTGTTGTCTGGTTCTGGTTCGGCTATTTTGGTAGCCTTTTCTTCAATGATCCATTCAAAGGTGCAATTAGCAAGCGGATAGCCGTAGCGTACCAGGAAAGGCAGCAATGTATAATTTATGTGATTGCTAATGCGACGCAGACGGGTTTTGGTAAAATCATTCAGCACCCGCTCATTCACTTCGGCAGTGCCTACCCATGCCTGTTCGTCGCCCACGCCCTTAGTGCCGTTGATAATCTTAGCAATGCTATCATCCTGCCGGCTAAGCATCTTATCGAAGGTTTCTGCATTGCTACCGATATTCTTGGCTTCAATGATATTCACCTGGTCGTCAGTGTCACGCACAATCCAGCCATTACCCCCAAAATTGGCAGCCATAGCGGCACGCTTACGCACTTCGTCGGCATCGTCGGTATCAGTAGCAATGTCCAGGATTGGTTTGCCAAATCTCTCGTTAAAATCGCTCCAGTCAACCAAAGCATAATTCTTAAACATCACATGTTTGGTGATAAGCTCGAGGCTGCCCTGGTTGTCATTGTCACCACTTTCGAGCATCCAGAAATCGGCCAGCATCTTAGCATCATATTTCACCCCTTGCGTATGTGTAGGATGCGACAAGATCATTTGCCAGGCAGCATTAACATAGCGGCGCGGGAATGCTTTAACGCCCGTAAATTGGCCACCTTTTATATCCTGAAATTCGAGCAGTGTATAACCCCACAGCTCAGCTTCGATCATTAGCCGGATATAGTCATCAAACCAGGGCTTTTTAAAATGATACTTTAAATCTTCCACCTCCTGATCGCCCTGCCAGATTTTGAAAGGTTGAGATGCCACCTTATTCACTGCAATTTCAAATTGACTTTTTACCTGGTCGTCTTTCATTGCCCAGTAATACAGCAGCAACAGATCATCCCGATTTGGATTATACACATCAATTGCGCTGTCAACAGCCTCTTTTAAATTTGCAAGCTCCATGCTGATGCGATCAATGGGCGCAATAATCGCATCGCTGGGGAACTTCTTACGCTTACGTACTGTTTCCTGATCTTGCGTTTCGGCAACCGGCCTGCTGTTGAAAAAATACTCTTTAAATTTCATTGCAATATCGTTTAAATGCTGTTAAAATTAATAAGCGTTGTGGCTGCGACGGGTATCGCTTCCGTACATGAATTTAGTGGTTGTTTCGCCATCGCTGTCGGTTAGGCGTGTAAACTGCACCGATTCCTTACCGCTATTGATCCGGCTAAGCTGACTAACCACATCGTCGTAGTTCTTTATTACCCGCTCGGGTATGTCGTCGTCGGCCACATCATTATACATGAAGTAAGTGGCCAGGATAGCCAGCCATCTGATAAGCGTAGCATTGCGCTCAGTGCCCGTACGTGCAAGCTCGGCATCCATATTGTACTTATCAGCACAGGCATCGCGCACCATGCCAATTGCAAGCTTCTCGGCATTGATAAGCTCACTGTCGTACTCATTATTGAGCTTGGTTAGGATCCTGGTGCTCAGGAAACCTTTAAAATCTTTTGTTTTGTCGATAAATTGTGTTGCCATATCTGTTATGATCTGCGGCCACCCATGCGGCCATTGTTAGATTTTCCGGTTGCCATATTACTTCCTTTTTTTGCCTTTCCACCACTACGCTGATTGAGCAGATACACCGCACCTTCAACAGCATCGGGGCCATCGTCGTGCTCGCCATCAGGGAAGGCAAGAAACTGATCGCGCAAAGCCTGCATATCCGGCGAATGCTTCAGGTTTTGATTAAACCTAATGAATCCCTGCTCGGTAAATGGTGAAAGATTTTCGATCCTTGCCTCCTTGTTAGGCTTAGTGCGATGATCGCCACGAATCCGCATTGTTTTGCCACGGCTTTCGCCCTCTCGCCAATACTCTTCAAGCATCAAGTCCTGGATGAAATTAGCCTCCATATAATGACGGCAGGCCAGTTTATCAGGAATCTGATCGGCTATATTATAATGCCCCCGCACCATTTCGCTGGTGGTGCATTGGCGGCAAAAAACATCAATTACATCGTAATAGCGGCCAGCTTTGCCGATCAGCACAATCGCTTTATAATCACTTGTTTTAGTGCCCTTGTACGAAGGATCGTTATAAGTGATCAGCTTATCGTAAGCAGTAAGGTTCTTAGGTTCGATCCAGGGCAAATGATTTGGCTTAAAGATTTTACCATCGACAATATGCTCATGGAAGAACTCTCGCAAACCAATACGGCTGCCCTGGCGGTTCATCTTAGTGATGATCTGCTCGCGGGTGTAGTTTTCCTTCCAGGCTGGTTTGCCCTTTTCGGAAAGGTCTTTTTTGTGGGTTCTTGGATTTTCGAGTGCAAACACTTTAGAGTGGTACACATCTTTGCGCTTTGGATCGTTCGGTTCGATGTCGCCAACCATATGCGCCAAAATCCCTTTTTTATGAATTCTGTTACCTGCTATGATCAGGCGGCTGGCTTTGTTGGGCATAGCTCCGTATAAGTCGCCCAGGATCCAATCAACCGCTTCCATCACACGCGCCTCATTGCGAACTATAATAGCATCGTCAATATCGTCCACAACGCAATAATTAGGACGCTTGTCGGATTTACGCGTACCACGCGGGCTTTGTCCGCGACCAAAAGCCCAGAAGCCAATGCCGTCTGAGGTTACAAAATGGCCATCCTGCCAGTTACCAAGGCTGTACTGCTCGCCAAAATCGTTAATATACTGCTTATTAAACATCAACTCAGCCTGTATGTCTCCCAGCAAGGTAGCAGCTTTCTTTTCGTTAGCTGATGCGATCATCATACCCGTAAGCTGGTTGTTCGCTTTGAGGAAAAGCGGCAACATCACATCAGCAAGAATGGACTTTGCATGCTCGCGCGGCCACTCGAGCACAGCCACAATATCTTTTTTGTCAATAATTTCCTGTGCTGCCGATTTATGAAACCAGCCGAAATCGGAAGAAGCCAGGTGTTTGAAATAGCGTTTGCAGAAGTAAACAAAATCGCTTTTAGCATTTTGCACAGCTTTTTCCTGCTGCTCGGCTGTTTCCTTGTGCAGCGGATTAGTGTTAATAATCGCCTGCTTTTCTTTTAGCCAGGCTTCATATTGCCGCTTTTCGGTTACATTCCAGCCGCTCATAATGCTTTGCGCTTTTCGTTGATGTAATCGTCAACATGCGGCACCAGTTCCTGGGCAAGTTCCACATCCGATTCTTTGAGGTAGCTCATAAAATTGCGCAGGATCTGCACCATGGCCGACCAATCGAGTTCTTTGCCTTTTACAGTTGTGAACAGCTTTTGCACGGCATCAATTTCGCCCTTAGGGATCAGCAGTTTGCTGAGTTCTTCAACAGTAAGATTAGGGCTAACCTGATCGGCCAGCTTTTCGCTGATCATGCGGATAATTCGCGTTTGATGTGCCAGCGCCGAAAGGGCATTTTCTTCACTGGTTTGCCGGTTGATGCCTATTCGCGTTCGTTGCTGCTTCATATTGTTTTCGCGCACATGTTTGCCCACTGTTTTTTCGGTCAGTTTTAGTATGCGGGCAATGTCATTCTGCTGCCATCCGGCATTGAATAATATCTTGATAGCTGCTACTTTATCGGTCATGACTTAAAATTTAGGTTCAAATATCTTATATAAACAGCAGATAATGAGAATTAAAGGCATATGTTACAAAAAATACCGCAACCGTTACTACATTAGTTGTGAGGTAGTTATAATTGATTCAAATTTGACCATAAAAGCAGTGAAATGGAGCTGAAATATTCGAAAATAGTTAGCAGAGAAGAGCGCAAAGCAGAAATGATGCTGTATGGCGAGCTGGGCGACGAACCAAAGCAGATAGACGGGCATTACTTTGCCAACGAACTCAACTGGCTTGGGCGTAATTATGACGTGATTGTGTTGCGTATAAATAGCGGTGGTGGCCGTGTGGCACATGGCTTCTCAATTTTTTCGCAGCTTGTTACCTCCCAGGCTAAAGTAATTGTGCAGGTTGACGGCATTGCAGCCAGCATGGCCGCTATATTTTTAGCAGCCGCCGACGAAGTGCATCTGCTCGACTATTCGCGGGTGATGCTGCACTCACCTTATTATACCGAAAAGGAAGCCAAGAATTTGAGTGATACCGATAAAAAGGTATTGAAACTTTTAAGGTCATCCCTGGTAACCATGCTTTCAAAAAGAGGAATTGAAAAGGATGCAGCAGATAAGCTGCTTACTTCAGAAGATAAATGGTTTACGGCTGAGGAAGCCGTTGAAGCCAAGCTGGCTGATAAAATAATTACAACCGGCAAAAAGAAAGTGCTGGCCAAGCTCGACTATCAGAGCCTTGCCGCGCAAGTGAACGAACTTAGTGTTAAATCAAATAATTCAGAAATGAAACAATTAATTGCAAAGTTTCAGCTGCCCGAAACGGCTGTTGAAGCTGACGTTATGAATGCCGTAAGCAAGCTTGAGCAAGATCATACCACTGCCGTAAAAGCATTGAATGAGCGCAACGAGAAGCTGGTAGCAAAACTGATCGAAATTGGCAAAACAGCCGGAACGATTACCGCTGAAAATGAGGCTAACTTTCAGAAGCTGGCCAATACCGACATCGAGCTGTTTGCTCAGATGATCAACGTGAAAAAAGAAGACCTGGAAATAAGCGGTGCACGCTTAAGCGATTTTATTGAGAAGATGCAAGCCGCTGGTGGTGCACAGGCACAGCAGGAAGAAAAGGACTTTGAGTGGCACGAAAAAAACGATCCACAAGCCCTTGCCAAAATGAAGGCAAAGGATCCTGCCAAGTATCAAAAGCTGAAAGAAGCTGACGATGCAAAGTATCAGTAAAATAATTAAGTAACCTGACAAAAACCAATAAAAATGGCAAAAATTGATTGGCCTTTCGGACCCGCTGATGTAGTTGCTTTGACGGCTACGGGTGCACAGGCAATAAACATCGAAAACAGAATGACCATCATAGATGGCGTTACTGTAGCAGCAACAGGTAACCGCACCCTGAACCTTACAATTGATGAGGAAATCAGCATTGGTGCCATACTCGTTGTGAAATCCAAAACTGCCAGCACCGAAACAACCATTTTCGGCACTGGAATGAGCGGTGTTACCATTACAGGCGTGGCCGGCAAAACTAAGGTAACCACCTTCGTTTACGACGGCACCAGCTTCGTGGAAGTAGCAACACCCATACAAATCGACTAAGTAATTAACCTCAAAAAATTGAATTGAAATGTCACAAATACAAATGACAAAATATTCACGGGAGTTGCAGAAGCAACTTTTCCCGATGAATGAATTTTACAAAAAGGCCATCAGCGAAAGCGGTTTGACGGTTGACGCTGCCACCTTTGAGATCCCAAACCTTACCGATGTAGATGAAGCGGTATTAGGAGCACCTACAAAGCTTCCATTAGAAATTCAAAAAAGTGACGACACAAAGGTGACCGGCACAATGAAGCTTATTTATGGTAAGCCGATTTTGATTGAAGATGAGGAAGAAATTGTCACGAATTACAACAAGCGTTTGAACAAGCAATTGCAGCAGGCTGGAGCTATCAACACCAAAGCCGGTGATTATGCCGCTTATCAATGGTTGCCTTCATCAACTGGGGATATTGTTGTAACTACCGGCACAGGTCGCGCTTCAAATGTTACCGGATTGACAGGCACCCGCAAGGCAGCCACTAAGGCCGACATCCTGAAAGTAAAGAATAAGCTTATGCTTGCCAATGCCCTCAATGTGCCTGGCGAACTTTATGCACTGGTTACCCCTGATGTATATAACGACTTGCTTGCTATTGCTGAGTTTGTTGACTACGACAAAACAGGCAACACCAGCAAACTTGAGCAGGGTGTTTTGGGCAAAATCTTAGGATTTAATATCATGGTTCGCTCAAAAGCTGGCCATATTGGCGCATTGTACACCGCTGCAAATGCAAAAATCTGGACACCTGCCACAGCAGCCACCGACCGCCCGGTAAGTTTATTCTGGCACTCGGGTATGGTATGCTATGCCGAAAGCTCACCAAAAGCTTATATCAAAGTAGATGATCCTACTATGCTTAGTACTGTAATCAATGCCAAAGTTCGCTTTGGTGCTGAGATTTGCCGCACCGACGAAAAAGGCGTTGTAGCACTTGCAGAAGTAGCTTCCTAACTTGCTTATTTGTGTTAATGATAAGTCTCCGGCCTTAGTGCCGGGGGCTTTTTAAAAAGTTGAAATTAAATGACAAACCCAGTAGATCACGGACGCATCACCAGCCCATTTGGTACACGCATACACCCCATCACAAAAGCACTTACATTTCACAATGGAATTGATATAGCACTTGCAATTGGCAACGATGTGGTGGCACCAGTAGCCGGTAAAATAATTCAGGTGTGGGCACATGCAAGGGGCGGATTATCGCTTGCAATGATCGGGCAGGATGGCCGCAGATATGGTTTTGCACATTTGAGCAAGCAGCTGGTAAAGCAAGGGCAAATGGTGCAGGAAGGCGAAAAGATTGCCGAAACAGGCAACACAGGCGCAAGCACGGGGCCTCATTTGCACTTTACCGTGAAGCAAAATGGCGAATGGATTGATCCACAAACCTTATTCACTTTTTGATATGAATAAATGGACAGATATTTTAATAACTATCCTTACAACAGGAACGCTCATTGCTCCGGCTACATGGCTGGTAAGCAAGCGCAAGCGTAACAACGACTTTTTAACTGACCTGCAAAAGAGTATCAACAGCCTTACCGACAATTATACCGAAACGCTTAATGAGCTTATCCTGGTGAAAAGGCAAAATGCTCAATTGATCCTTCAAGTTGAGCAGTTGCAGCGCGAAGTAGTGCAGCTTAAGGAGGAAAATACACACCTGATTAAGAAGCTAAACGAATTGAAACGACTTTTAAAAACAAAGGATGAAGGCTGCAATTAACATACTTTTCGTTGCTGTTGCAATGCTGTTGCTACACAGTTGCAAGAGTCCTGAAACGGTAATTAAATACGTGCCGCTGCAAAATGACAGCATCGTAATTGAGAAGCCCGTACCGGTACAATTACCAGCCGACAGCGCAAGCATCACAGCCTTGTTTGAATGCGACAGCCTGAACAACGTTGTGCTAAAAGATATTACACAGCTAAAAGGGCGCAACCTTGAGCTGCTGGCCAGTTATGATGCCCTGCGAGGCGAATTGAAAGTGCTGGCCAACCAGCCTGCTGATACGGTGTATTTGCCAGGCAAAGAAACAATCATCAGGCAGCAGATACCGATTGAAGTGGAAAAGCCTGTTTACATCAATGAATTACATAGCTGGCAAAAGTTCCTGATATGGACAGGTGCTATTTGCCTGGCAATTATCATAACGACAATAATTATCAAATTCAAATCACTAATACCTTAAGAACATGGCAAATACAGGAATTGTTAATGGTGGAGATATACTGGTATATATGAATACCGGTACAGCTATATCACCGGTGTGGACAGCGATCGGGCATGCAACCGAGCACAGCATGTCGATTAAAACCGAACTGCGCGATCGTGTTACAAAAGACACCGGAGCATGGCGCAGCCGCAAGGCAGGCATCATGGATGCAACAATCAACATTGGTGCCCTCACCACTTACGACGGCTATGGCTACAACGATCTGCTCGCGCTGTTTAAAACACGCGCATCAGTGTTGGTTAAATATGCCGGCAGGCTTGCAGCAGACGTAACAGCAGGCACCGCCGAAGTGGCCGAAACCAGTGGCGACAAATATGAAGAAGGCAGCTTTATCATCGAAAGCGTTGATCGCACCGATGCTGCTAATACCGACAGCACATTTAGTGTTGCCTTACAATCAGATGGCGAACTGGAAACGAAAACAGTTGGTTCTTAATTTAATTATTTATTAACTCAAATTCAATCATTTATGAAACGATTGCAGTTTTTTTTGGCTTTAATGGCCTTTTTGGTGGGCGGACTTACGACCACCTATGCCGGTGATCCCCCAGCTATTGACACCGGCCAGCACTTTGAAACGCTGACTGATCAGCTGGTAGTTAATATGCCTGTAAATGTTGATCCCGACATTGTTATCTATAGGCCGGTATTTAAAGATACCTATATAGATACAGGTGGTTATTTGCTTGTAACTACTCGAGTAATAGGTTATGAAGCAGATGCAACTATGGTGGTAAGCAACGATGCAGCAATAGGATTAAGTAAGCAGGAGCGATTATGTGACTTAGACACATCTAATTATTCTAAAACTATATATCCGTGTTTGAATAATCATGAGGGGCTGATACGCAAGATGAAGTTTCCGATGCCTGCAAGCCTGGTGCTTAATTCAACTAATAAGATAAAAACAAGGAATTACCGCATTTAGGTTTGCAACAAATATAAATAGTCAGCCGGGCAACCGGCTGGCTATTCCAATAACCTCGAAATAACATAACACAATGAAAGCACAAATAACCGTTCTTTTTCGTAATGCAAAATATCCCTTTTATCGCACCAATCGCGGCATATTCGACACATCAGCAGCTGGATACACGCCTGATATGATGGCACAAGGCCGGCAGGATGCTATGATGGCATTTATCTACTTTCAGCTGAAAGACTGCGCCAAACGGGCAAGTATGCCTTTTGATGCCAGTTTTGATCAGTTTGTAGATGAAACAGACGAAACGATATTTGAAGTGTTTGGCCGCCTGGAAGCTGCAAAGAAGCAAGCTGAAGCCGAAATACCCATATACGTGGGGGAAGCAAAGGAAGGCTAATCAGCTTTGATGAGCAGTTGAGCATAGCTGTAGGGGAGATGGGCATGAGCGTTGAGTCGTTTCTTATGCTCACCCCCGATCAGTTTGCAGATGCTTACGAAGTCTTCCGCAACCGGATCAAAGCTGAAGCAGAGCACAGCGAGCAGCTGGCCTGGAATGTGGCACGATGGCAAGTTTGGCGAACCATGTGCCCGCCACAAGGGAAGAAACAGCTGAGCGTGATGGACCTGCTACCACTGCCCGGCGATGAAGTGATAAAGCAGGAAAAAGCAAAAAAAATAATACCCAGCACAGAAGACCGTTTCAGAAAGCTGGCCGAAAAGTGGAAATAAAATGGCTGACAAAAAGTACACATACATCCTTGATTTTAAAGGCAAAACCGACCAGATGAGCAAACAGGTGGGTGGCCTTAAAGGCATGCTAAAAGGCGCAGCCATAGCGGCAGGCGCTTTGTTTGCTGCTGACAAGATTATGGACGCAGCCAGGGCAGTTGGGGAGTATGCAAAAAAGATGAGCACTGCCAGGGGCGAAGTTGAAAAGCTTATGGGTTTGCAGGGTGCTGCTTTAAATGCTGTTACTGGACAAGCCACAGCCTTATCAGATGTGTATGGAGTTGATATGAAAGATAGTATCAGCGGCATCAATCAGCTGATGGTAACTTTTGGCGAAAACTCAAAAGCGGCTTTCAATATAATGAATGCAGGGCTTGCCAGTGCTGCAAATGCAAATGGTGACTTTCTGAAGCAATTAGAAGAATATAGCATCCATTTTAAGGAGGCAGGATTGCAAGCATCTGAAATGGTTGCAATAATTGCTGAAAGCAACAAAATGGGTGTGTTTGATGATAAAGCCGCTGATACGATAAAGGAAGGTAGTATTAGGCTTCGTGAAATGACAAAAGCCACCCGTGAAGCTATTGACGGCATTGGCTTAAGCTCAACAGCGATTGAGCAAGGCATTAAAACCGGCACAATAACCATGTTTGAGGCGATGCAACAAGTTAGTGCAAAGCTTCAGAACCTTCCACCCGAATCGGCAGCAGTAGGAACAGCCTTGGCAGATATATTTGGCGGTCCCGGAGAGGATGCGCTTCAATTTGTGTTTGCACTGGATGATGTAAATACTGATATGAGGCAGGTTATCCTTAATGCTGGTGGAGCTGCTGCGGCTAATATGAAATATGCTGAGAGCATGGCAAAGTTTAATGAAATTGGGGCACAGGTATTTGGTGGTTGGAATACTGTAATTACAAACATCAAAACAGCATTTATGGACTTTGCTGTTGATGCGATACAGTACAGTGTCGATATAATCAATAAGTTTATAAGGCTTTACAACGAAAGTGAAGATGTAAGAAAAGCTGTTGGAAGAATTGGAGTAATGTTTGACACCATCAAAATAGCTGCATTTGCATTTTTCAAAACCGTAATTGATAATTTCAAAACACTTGGTAAAATAGTAGTTGCCATTATAAATGGTGATTTTAGCAACATACCAGGTATGTTTGAAAAAATGTTTACTGATTCAGTTGATACTTTAAAAGAAGGAACAGCAGATGCAGTAAACAATCTTAAAAATAATTGGAATAAAGAAGTTGCAAAAACTTATCTTGATCCAATAAAGCTCGACATGGGTGCTGTGGCCGAAGCTGGTGAAGCAGCAGGCCGAATATATGCAAAAGGTATGCAAGACGGCATGGCCGCCCGCAAAGGCAATGTACCACTCCCAAGCATGACAAGCATTGCACCCACCACGGTAGATCAGGGAGCATTTGCAAGCAATATAGTAACTGAATATGACACCGTAAAAAATGAAAATGAATCACTTGCAGGAAGTTTTGCAGAGCTTAGCCAATCGGCTGCTGGAAGCTTTAACGTTATTGCACAAGCAATTGGCGGAGCATCAAGCGGATGGATGGGTTTTGTGGGAACCCTATTTGATCAGATACCACAACTCATTACACAAATTGCGGCACTCACAGGCGCACAACAGGCAAGCAGCATGGCAGTTGTGGGCGCAAAGCAAAGCGAGGCGATGGCAGGTGCGGCAGCCGGAGCGTCGAAGTTGCCTTTTCCGGCTAACCTAATTGCAATGCTGGGTGCTGTGGCGGCAGTGGTGAGCATTTTTAGCAGCATACCCAAGTTTGCAACAGGCGGCATTGTGCCAGGTGGCAGCTTTACAGGCGACAAAATGCTGATACGTGCCAATAGCGGTGAGGAAGTGCTAAGGCGCGACGATCCCCGTCACAGCTTCAACCAGCGTGCATCCTATGCTGGCGGATCTGTTAATGTACAGCTCGAACAAAGCGGC